GATCGCGCGTCCTGGCGCGATTATGTGAGCCAAACTTCAATATAACCCATTATTTAATAAAAACAAATGACCTCCCAAACAAAAAGACCCATATTCAACCCGGTCAAGGAAGAGACCGATGGGGTACGGTCGAGGAGGGTGGTATGGTCCAGCGCGTCATTTGAAATAGCTGTGGATGCCCTGGTAAAAGGTAAACGACTCATCGCGAATCCTTTTGTCGATGGTAATATCAAACTCCGAAAGCCCGACCTCGTATATGAAAGGACGGTAGAGGAGATCGAAGAGTGGAAGAAATGTAGGGATGATATTGCCTACTTCGTGGAGAAGTACTGTAAGATTATGACCCCAGAAGGGGTGAAGCATGTCAAACTCCGTGACTACCAGCTCGAGTACCTCCAATTTCTGAAAGAAAATCGATATACCATCCTTTGTGCGGCTCGACAGATTGGTAAGACCGTTACCTCAGCCATCCATATGCTCCACTATATCTGTTTCAATGTAGACAAAAATGCGATGGTGATTGGTAATAAGCGCAAGACCGCCGTGGAAATCCTCGACAAGATCAAGGGGATTTTCTTAGAACTGCCCCATTTCCTCAAGCCCGGTATATACAAATGGAATGAGTCGGAGATGGTACTGGACAATGGTTGTCGTATCCTCACCGATGCTACCACACCCACCCCTGCTCTGGGTTTTACCCTACACTGTCTCCTTTGGGACGAGGCTGCCCACTGCAATCCTAATGTCGCGGAAAAGTTCTACGGGAATATCTTCCCTACCCTCCAGGCAGCGCGAGGAAAGATGATGATTACGAGTACCACCAATGGTCGTAACCTATTCTTCCGTCTTTATATGGCCGCCAAGACCGGTATGAGTGAGTATGCCGCTATGGAAGTTAACTGGGATAGAGTTCCCGAATGGGATCCAGATAACCGATGTTGGGTGAAGAGAGATGCCCTGTGGAAGAAAAAACAGATTGGTAACCTCGGTTCCGAAGAGGAGTTTAACAAACAGTTCGGTATTGAGTTCGATTCCAAGAGTACAGGGCTGGTCAACCCTAAGATCATTAAGAAACTTATCCCCCTAAGTTCTACCTATGTGAATAAGGAACTTGTTGGGGTATACCACCCCGAGGCCTGGTTCTTCCATCCCGAGTACGACTTAGACTGGCTCCGGACGGACTTCTTAGACCTCACTATTGACCTCGCGGAAGGGGTTGGTGGAGACTACACCATCATCACCCTCTATAGGCATATACCCCAAGGGCTGGAGTGTGTCGGTTTCTTCCGTTCCAATACGCTGGGTAGGGAGGACGTAGCGAGATCCTTGTGTACCTTACTACCGAGGTTGAAATTTCCCCTGGTGTCGTTAGAACGTAATACCTACGGAGACCTATTTATCCATACCCTGAAAGCCGTGGACCCCAATTTCGACGAGTCGGTCCTGGTGAAATACTACAACGAAGGTGGAACAAAATGGCACTACGGAATCAAGATCACCTCGGGGAACAAGAAAGTTTTTTGTATGCTTTTTAAGGAAAGTTTCGAAAAGGGTGATATATTAAATGAGAGTGATGTCTTCCTCACCGAACTGGATAATTTCGAGGAGACCTCCTCCAGCTATGCCGCCTCCTTTGGTCACGACGACCTGGTGATGGCGAGTGTCCAACTCGAAGCCCTCAAACAGACTACCCAATACAAGATCCAGAGATCGGAGTATGAGTCGGCCGGTGGAGCTCGAGAGGATGACACGCAGTTTAATTTGTACGATTTCTGATCTTCGATCAGCGAGCAACTTTAGTTGACTTCTAATATGGCAAACTTACCAGATAAATACGACCTCCTCTCGGAGATACGCAAAGACCCCCTGCAGAAAATGAATGTAGGGACGAGAGACCCCAAGGCAAGAAAAGTCCTGGAGGAGCTCACCATTGCTGGACCTCGAGCTATCCTTCCCGGACAGCTGGCTGCCTTCGAGTATCGCACCCCAATGATGAAAGAGGAGTTGGAGTACTACGATGCCTCTCCCGTGACCCTTTTCTTCGGTCTTATAGACACTCCGGAAGGCACGCGAGTGATCGGGTGGAATATACACTACTACCCCCCGAAGATCCGTTACCAACTCACCGCTAAGGTCCTGGATATGTTCCGGGATACCTATTCAAAGTACTGGGATAAGGCCGTAGATAAGGAGATCTCCCAGCTCGAGTACCATAAGCTTTTGAATGTCCTTCGTAAGGCTAAACTGGACTTCGGGGTGCGTATGTACGACCCTTCCCTGATGGCCAAAATAAGACCGATCCCCGTAGAACACTGGAAAGAAGCCGTGTTCACCGAGGGTCGGTTCATGAAAAAGACGAGAGATCTGATTATGAAGTACTGGGCAAACCATTTATAGTAGCTCACTGTACATCTTGAACAGAACGTAGATCCATTTATATACGGCCATACAGGATTCGTATTTAATGGCCGTCCCATAAGCTCGACCGGTAAGGTCCTGGTTTATCGCTCTGGTGAACTCCCACGTCTCTTCCCTGGTAATCGACCACTGATCTGGTACGGTAAAGGTAAGGGCCGTGGGTTGCTTTAGGTCTCCTAATATGGATAGCTTGATGGCGAGCTCGTAGAAATTAGCCTCCATATCAAAAAGGGACTGCACGTCTCCATCCCGAACCAGCTCCATATCATTAATCTTCACGAGGAGGCTATAAGCATCCCGGCTCTTAAAGTACACTATATAGGAGGCATATACAAAACCTTTTTTCTTCTCCCTGTGCAGGAGCATCACCTGGGGGTCTTCCTCCCGGGCCCGGTAGAGTCGCAGGCGCACTTCGGCTGAGGTGAAAAAAGTCTTTGACAGTTTATCAGTTCTTACCGATGGAACAGCTGCTGGCGCAGATGTAACCCAGAGCGTATTATCCTTAATAAAAGGATCACAACCGACCGGGGAGTGTGCCGTGAGGTTATGTGGGGTGAATTTCATAAGGTCTTCGTATAATGGTTAAACAAATTGCATATCCAACCATTAGCGGTCATAATGAGCCCGTCGGGGTATTTGGAAGAATATCCGGTGAAACACGTATACCCATCTACAACACCACGGCTCCGTCGAAACGTCCACTTATCCATCTCCTTCCCCCAAACAGTGTTCCGTGGTAACTCCAGGGAACAGTCCTTACCATTACTTAGGATACTTAGAGTCTTAGCTACCTCGTAGGGAAGGGACTCGTGTTCCAGGAGTGTATCCATATCGGAGTGTTTGACCAAACACTCTATCCCGTTTACCGTATAGATAAGAGCCAGGACCGTGAGTCGTTCCCATTGATGCCTTACCAAATAGGAATGGAATACTAATCTTTTGGTCTCTATCTTATGCAGCTCCATTATCTGGGTATTCCCACGACCACCGTGTAAGAAAGAACATACTTCCACTCCGGTAAAGGTAACCACCTTATCTCCGAAGGAGCTGTGCGCTGCAGCGCTTTCTCCATTTATGATTTGGTACTCATACCCCACATTCCTGAGGTGTATATTGGGGTTTGGTTGGAATTTGGTCATATAGCAATAAATGGATTATATCTCTTCAGGAGTTCCTCCTGCCAATTTAGGTATGGCATAGTACCTTGATCCACCCCATTGAGGAAACAGGTAAGGTCTTTGATGAAATTTTTATTTCTGATGATTTTCCAATGGTGTATTTCCTCACCCCACGACGTAACCGTGGGAATAGTCTTGTGAAATATCTCACCTTCCTCCGGGATCTCCAACAACTTCAGTCTTTCATTCACCTGCTTATACCAAAGTACGAGGTCTTCTTTACCAACTTCTACTACAGGACTTACCTGGGTCCGGAGAAATTCACAGTCCACAACAATAGCGGACTTCGTTGTGCCATCGTCAGTAGTCCAGAATAACTCAAAAGCTGCTCTAATGCACTCAGATGATGCCTTTAATGCATAAGCTTCCAGGCCAGTAGCATTCGCAAATGGTACGTCATAATACCACGGCATGTTATATTGAATGATGCTTTCTCCTATTTGTAGGAATCTAATACAACTATCCAAGGAGAAAGTATATTTATTTGTAGAGAGTCTATATTTGTCACCCATAGTTATATATAGGACCACCCCCAAAGATTTTCACCACATCTTCTTATACTCATCAAAGAGACTCAGGGTGAGGTTCTTCGGGGCTCCGAACCCTGACCCGGTAGGACAGGAGAAGGTAAACAGGCCGTGGAGTTTCTCCTCAAAATGCCATTCCTCCTCTACCCCGCCTCCCCAAATATCCGGTCTTAAAAAGGTGATAACACCTTCAGTCTGTTCAAAGACCTTACTAATTTTCTGGAAGAGCTGGAGGTGATTGGTGGCGACCTCGAGGAGTTGCTCCACTTTCTCACTATGACTTACATACTCCCCACCATTGACAGCCTCGATGAGGTAATAACCATCTTTTTTCACAATAAAAGCCAGGTAACGACCACCAGCACTCTCGTAATGGTCTAATCTCCACGTTCGGAGACCCTTCGCGTTCTTGAACAACTCCTTCAACTCTTTATCATAAAAGTCGTACTCACACTCCCGGGTATACTTATCCCGGAGGCTTATGGTAAACCTATTCCAGCTCTCGGAGGAGCTGTCGTATAATTCATATTCTAAAAAATTATCCAATAGGCCCATGGGTATATCTCTTAAATAGGTACTCAGCTAAATTTCTGACATTCCCGGAACGGTTTTCGTTTCCAATAGTAAGGTCATAGGCATATATACTCCACGTCCTTTGGAGGGTGCATCGTTCGGTGGTCTCCATCCCCCACTGGTCGATCTGGGAAAATTCAAACACCTGCTTATCCCCACTACCAATAGGTTTGACGATCCCGGCTACGCGGTCTTGTTGGTCGGCAAGCTCCAATAAAAACTCCAGATCCTCACTCTCTATCACCTCCTCATAACTATTGATCTTGACCATAAGGAGGTATTTATTAGGCAGCTGGAAAATCACGGAGGCATACTCAAAGACGGAGGTCATCTCGAGGGTATTTAGCATGAACTTTACCTCACCATCGGCATTGGACAGTTCCTTGGGGATAGTCTTGAAGGTCGTGAGGGTAATACCATAGACCGTATTGAAATATACCCCGGTCATCTTAATATCGTAGGATACTTGCTTAGTAGGTGTAAACCGCTTTGCCATATTATAAAGCCTTGTTATACCGATGTTCGATTTTCCCGACCCACTGACGAACACTAAAGACTCCCATATCCTCTCCGTCAACATACCCCCGGTACCTGCGAGGGTCGGTGGGGTCTTTTTCGAAGGTCCATTCCTGGGTGGTCATACCCCACATACTGGGTACTTCATAGGAGACTGTGAAATTGGTGCCCAGTTCAAAACCCCGGAGAGGTTCGATAGAGGCTCTTACCGACTCCTCGTATCCGAAGAACTCCTCCAGTCTATCTGAACTGCCAATCTTAAAAAATATCCGATGGCCGGTGTTTATTATCAGGCTGCAGATGAATCGATCTCCTTTCTTGATCGCCATCATAACTGACGTATATTGTACTGTTCCTAAGCTAAACTCAGCGAGGAACATTATATATGGTTTCATCCCATCCTTGACTACCATTTCGAGGAAGTCATAGACCTTCTGGTTGTCAAAGTAGCATATTAAATTAGCCCCTCGGTATAACTCTGGCCAATGACCGTCGTTGTGGAGGAGGTACATGCCTGGAGTAGGGATAAACGTTCTCATGAAAATATATAGGAACCCCTACCCGGTTTTTACAGGTAGCCTTGGTACTTCCAGTATATTATCGCTATCCATTGCTCCGCTGGTAGGATATTCACCAGCTCCCCATTAAGATGGGCGGATATCCCCT